CTAAAAAAACTAAATTAAATTATTAAATATTTATTGTTTTTTATATATTTCTTGAGTTGAAACTGAATGACCCATTTTTTCAGCTACTTCCTTCTTTTCTTTTAAAGTGGGTCCTCCAAACTTTTCTGAAATATAAATATGTCTTAACATGGTTGAACTAATATTGTTTTTTCCTGAAGGCTCAAATATTTTATTTAAATACTTAGTTAATCCGTTCGGACTCATTGGTTGATTCTTGGCATTATATATTAAATAATCTCCATCATTATATTTTTGATAAATGTTAATAACACTATTTAATTTAGAAGTTAAATCAATTCTCTTCACCCCATAAGTTTGAGATGTTTTATATTCACCTAATGAAAAGAACTTTTTATTTCTTGATTGAATAACTAAATAATTATTCTCTCCTTTTTCTTCATCTGTGAGATCAGTATATTGTTTATATGAAATAATTTTCATGGGTGTGAAGTCATTCCTGAGTGGAGGATGTTTATCATCTAAAACATAAAGAGAGCCAACCATCCATTTCTGAAGCAGAGCTTTTTCTCTTGGATTTATATCTTCTTTATTCTTTTTAAATGTTCCTCTATCCTGAAGATCTTTTTTATATTTTTTTATTACTTTTTTTAATTCTGCCATGCTGGTCCAGTTCTCAGCTTGGGTTGTACTTTTTTCTTGTTTTTCAGCTTCATCTTTAGATTTACCAATAAGGTCCATCATCTCATCTCTATATATTTTGAGTTCTTTTTCATATTTCTTTTCTTTTGTTGATAAGGCTACAACAATTGAAGCTAAATAAGTTTTACGAGTTGATAATTTTAGATCATCAATTATTCCCATGACTTTCTTCGTATCTTTTAAATATTCTAAAGAAGTTATATTCTTATTTCCAAACATTTTATCATGTAATTTTTCAAGATTAAATATATATGCTTGAATGCTCCGAGGTTTTAAATTACGAGAATCAAGAATATCTTTTTTTAATTGTTCCATTTTATATATATAATATATTTAGATATTTTTTTAAATCTAAACATATAAATAAAAAGTTATATGTTTATATTTTATTAATTTAATTTTCATCATTTTCTCCATCATATTGTTTTGATGGACCACACTCACAACTGGATCCACTACAGCATTTGGATTTACATGATAGTTTTGAGAACCATTTTATTACTGCTTTTATTATTCCCTTCATACTATATTTTATATATTATTTAGAATATTATTTTTTTTTAGGAAGTTTTATAATTTTCTTTCTTTTCATGGCTACTGATGGAGTGAGTTGTTTTTTTTCTTCATCTAAATCATATTTAACTTTCTTTAAAGCTTCAATTATTTGGGGTTTTTTCATTTTCCAAACTCCAACAATACGATCATCATTATTTAATTTTGATACTAATTTTCTGATTTCTGTTAAGTTCATATTTTATAATATAGATTAGATAAAAATTAAATCTTTTTTCAACTTCATTTTATAACAAAAAAAGAAAGAAGCATATGGGGGAGTATAGTTTTTATTTTCAGAATTGATATGTTGAAACTTGATTCTTGTTCTTGGGACAATGATCTGAAGCTCATCACTAAAATACTCTTGAAAATACTTATAACATAACATGACTGATGGAATAATTAAAATAAATGGTTTATCAATTTCTTTCAATCTTTTAAATATTTGTTTTTTTTTACTAAATGGAGGATTATCAATTATAATATCCCCTTTATTATTTTTAAAAAAATCTTCATTCTCATGAATAATATCAAAACCCATTTTTTTGAAATATTCTTTTTGTTTTCCATCACCATAAAAGGGAGACCATATTTTTCTGTCTTTTGGAATATATTCTTTTATTCTTTCCCATTCGTTGGAATTAGTCATGTAATTATCATTTTCACAATCATCCACAAATGCCATTTTATAATAACATGAGATAATATTTTATTATTTTAATCTAATTATTTATAGTTAATTTAAAAGACACTTTTGGAGTATTGTATTAGAGAATAAAAAAGCCAAAAGTGTCTTTTTAGATCCTGGCCAAATGATGGATTATTTTCATTATTTCTAAATGTGTCAATTCTAATGACGACATGAATGTTAAAAGGTGTTCAATCCTTTCTTCCTTCTGAATAACATCAGACTCCATATATGTCTTGATCTGTTCATTATAAACTTTAATACCTTCAGCCAATGGTTTATAAGAAAAATCATAAACATGCTTATCAGCATCAATGTAATATAATCCATCATTATGATGAATATCTCTTGTTGAATCCAGCTTATACAGAATTGAAAACGGCATTTTATTAGTAATATTTTTATTTTTTAATATTGTTGATAATAATTCAAGAGCCGCAGGTTTTCCTCTTTTCTGAGAATCAGCCAATCGTGGATAAGTGGAGTTTCTGTTTTTGATGATCTTGAAAGAGTTCTTTAAACTCTTGTACTCTTCAAACATTGGAAATAAGACATGTTTAAAGAAATTATTTTGTTCTAAATCTTTTGGAAAATGAAAACTCATCTTTTATAATTAATAAAGAAAATAATTTTATATATTTAATCTAATTATTAATATTTTATTTAAAAATGATATTAATTTAGTTATATGCTTAAATAGATATATGTTATTAGTTATATGCTTATATAGATATATGACTTAAAGGAACATAAAAAATATTTTTTATTCTTTAAATGGTAATATAACCATAAGAATATAACTAAATCGGCATATAACCAATATAATAATATATATAATCATATTATTATATAGATTGAATAAAAGACTTATTTATTATTTTTTCTCTTTTTTTTGTGATTTTTCCATTTTTTCATCTAATTTCTGCTGAGCTGCCATATCTTGAACTAATGTCTGAATTGGTGGCGGCATGGCCTGTGGTTTTACTACTTTATAGATCACAGAACTATTTTTATCTATTGGGGCAGGTCTTCCATCAGGAAGTCTTATATCTGTTGTTATATCTGTAATTACATAATCAGTATCTGCTGTATAATTCCAAGATGTGGCAAAGGAATAAAAGAAATCACCTTCCGCATAATTACGAGTTATATAAGCAATGGCTTGGAGTTTCTGATGACCTGTTGGACCCCCATAATATGAAGGATTTCTTACTATATCAGTATAAACAACTAAATAAGGATAATCAAGTTTCTGAGGCATGTTATAGGCAATTAATAAATCTGAATTAGAGTCTGTTGTGGCCTGTTTGGCAATCAATGCTCCAAGATTGGCAGATGGGACTGGATTACTGGCTGGAGCCGTGGCAGCAGCATCTGAAGGTTTTACTCTGATCCCTTGGGCCAATGATGGAATAACAGCTGCTGAAATATAAGCATTAGTTGTGAAAGGTTTGACCATATTAGTCTGTTTGTCATATGGATTTATATTTTTGAATCCTAAAAATCTGTTATAATTCCCTCTGTTAAACTCATTATTTTGTAATCCAAAAATTGGAATCAACTGCTCAATAGTAAAACCGCATTTATATAATAAAGTATTTTCAAATTGTTGAGGAAATAAATTATTTATTTCAACAGAAAGGGACTTTTCAATTGGAAGATTATCTTGAAGAAAAGCAAAAACTTTCAATATTCCCACACCTGCCTGTGAAGAAATAACTGGCTGAGGGTTAGGAATGGCAATTTGAGCTTTATAATTAACAGGTGTATCAATTCCATCAATTGAACAAAGAGCAGCCTCCTGTGAATATACAAGCATATTCTCAGTTTCAGGCTGATTATTGGCCACTTCATCAATATCTTGAAAGGGTCCATTTCCCTGTCTTGTTGATGTGTGAAACTTAGAAATAGTAAATCTTGAATATCCTGAATCAAAATCAATCAAGGAATCTGAACTGCCCATGTAAATATAAGGCATGTATTTCTGAGGATCACATTCATCACCAGCAGAAAATTGAGGGTAAGTTCCGACATCAGTCTTTTGTGTTGTTACTATTTTGGCCAATAAGTTCTGAGTTAATGATGGAGAACCTGGACCAAAATATTCTCCAATACTTGGGAGCGGTAAAATAACACCTGAATCTTTACCTGAGGATATTAATCCAATAAATGGAACATTTACAAGAGTTGGATCAGGAGCCGCTCCTTCTTTATAAAAAACAGGAATAACACCTAAACCTCTGACATTAATATTTCCATTAATTGGTGTTATTAATCTATATAATGATTCTAAATATATTTTATCTTTATTTGGTGGGCATGTTTGAAAAAGTGAATCAGTAAAATGTGGATAGAGATTTGTGGCCCCTTCAATTGTATTATTAAAAGCATGTTCTGCTGTATATTTTTGAGCATTTCCATATCTATAAATATCAATATTCATAATTGTACTATTATCCCTATCTAATCCGAAAATACGAGGCTCGTCAGTGGCTGTGGCCCTGTTGGTATTAGATGGCAATGACATATCTAATGAGTAAGCTTTTCCATTTGAAACAGATCCTTTTGGATTACATGTATCTTGAAAATATTGAGAGTTTATTGATTTTTCATATGAAAGATTTGGATTTGGTAAATATATAATACGATTGGCGGCAGATTGTGTGGCTTCATCATCAATTCTTCCCAGGACCCAAGGACATCTGATTGATTCCATAAACTCCTGACTAAGAGGATTTTCTGAGTTAGAATTGGCATCAACAACTGAAAGATTATTTAATGCTTTTGTTAATATATTTAAAGCATTATCTTGAAAAATCATATTTATTGGAATAATATGACCATTTTCTAATCCCCAAGTTGGAAATCCTACTATAGGCCTCTTGGCTGTGTTTGGGCTGGTGGTTGTTCCTACATCTGTTGAAAGAACTGCTAAATTATTAGTAATGGCTGCGGTGGCAGTGGGTCCAGGTTTTGGATTATCCAATAAACATGGAAAACATCCTAATTGTCCTATTTTTTTAGATTCTCCAGTTCTTAAATCTCCAGCTCCTTTATCAATGTTCCCTGTGTATAAGATCTTTTCATTAGAAGGTGAGTATGGATTGGCAGCATCAGCTATGAAAATAAAATGTGCCAATTCAGGAAGGAAAAAACTTATTGATGTCCAACTGGGCATGTTCCCACATAAAATGTTTGACCAAAATACACGACGGCCCTGAACTAAATTATAATTAGTTCCTCTTGGGACCGCTGTCCCTCCTGATTTTTCACCTTTAAAAGCTGCTGCCCATCCTTCAACACCATTGACCCCAGCATTGGCTCGTCTAATAAATGGATCTCCTGCTGCTGCTGGAAATGTTTGAAATGTTGTATCAGTAATACCTGGCATGGCCTTCCTAAATATGGCCCCATCAGCATCTATTGAAAACTCTTCTGTTGTTGTATTTTTATTATCCCATGAAGCAGCATCTCCAAATCTCTGATGAAGTTGTGATGTTAATCTTTCAGCTACTGCTGCTGGGGTTGAAAAACCTTGAGGAACTTCTAAATCAGCATTTGAACCATATGCGGCATATGATACATTTTCTGACTCTCCTTCAGTAATTAAAGCAGCATAAAATGGACCATCCCATTCTGATTGTCCAACATAATATCTTTGAGTTGATGGATTAAATGATTGGTTATTTGGTTTTGATAATGCTCCTCTTACATAATCCTCATCTCCAAAATTACCTTTTGATATATATGTATAAGTTCTATCTGCTTTATCATCATGACTAAATCCTTCAATGGCATCATTTGGATATTGATCATTCCAAATATACCATGCCTGTACAGCCTGTTTGGCTGGTGTATTGGCAGCAGGAAATCCCTCAGCATCCCATAATGGACCACCATAATCAAAAACATACATATTTGTTTGGATCCTATGAGAAACTTTTGGAAGATTAAAAGCAAATTGATAAATATTATTTACATAAAAACCTAATTCTAACCTCATCCGAGAATCATCAATTTTTTTATTCCGATATGTTTCCCCTGTTTCACCGACAAACTCCATAACCTCATCACCACCACCAACGGAGTTGATCATGGCAGCTTCTAAACTAAGGGCATCCCCTGTGTTAATCTGTTGGCCAGTTGGTAAGAAAGTTTTCCATTTATTTGGCAGGGCTTCATCCTCCATATAACCACCAACCCCTGCCTCATTTGATTGTGCTTTTCTAACTTCATTATAGGCAATTTGACGATTGGATTCTATTATTATTGTGTTTGAAGACATCTTTTATATATACTTAGATATTATTAAAGTTTTAATAACTTTATTATAAATAATTTGATTAAAAAAAGAAAAAGACACTTTTGGAGTGTATTATAAGAAATTAAAAAAGCCAAAAGTGTCTTTTTTAAAAATCTCTTAATATAAAAATAAAAATAATCAAAAAACTAATAATATTTTTTTGATTATTGATTTTGAAGAATATTGATCTTAATTTGATATATATTATATGACTAACAGGTGGGTTAATAAATCAATAATCTATAATTCAATATTCTTATTATATTATAGATTATAATTTTTAAAAATAAACAATTAAATCATCCACTCTTTTTGTGGAATCATTAATTATTAAATCAATATTTCCTTTTACAAAAGAACAATGTGAAGATCTTGAGGTGGTAAAATTATCCAATTTTTGAGTTTCATTTCCATGATGGTGAGTTGTTGGGAATCTTCCAACAGCTTCCTTTCCATTCTTAAAATATTTACTATTAAACTGGCGGCCCTTCTGATTTGTCCAACAAAATGGGCATTTGTAATATATCTTTTTTTCAGATACTTTAGAAGCAATTATTTCGGTCATTATATATATTTATAATATTTTTTTTTTAAGCATTTTAATTTATAAATTAATTAAATGTTTTTATATTAATTTTTATTATTTCTTGTTTTTGGTTTAATATAAGTTTCATCTCCAGGCTCTTCTTCTTCTTCTTCTTCTTTTTCTTTAAACTTTTCAATTACTAAACATTTCTCTAAAGTATTAAGAACAGATTTTTTTGAATATATATTCATTAAGTGGCGGATCCTACGGCAGTCAGAGCAGATGGAAGTTAAAAAACAATATTCCATTTCACACATCACACAAGTCAGCATTTTAATATATAATTAGATATTTATTTGGAAACTTTATATTTGTCATATATTTTTTTATCAATTTTTCGGCTGGGTCCCCCAAGAATTACTGAGGCCAATCGTGCCAATCCCCACTGACGAGCTGAAACATTTGGCCTGGACCCTGAAGAATAATAAGCTCCTTCTCCTTTTTTAATAATTTGGTCCTGTCCCTCAGATCTTAAAAGATTTTTATCAATCCATGATTTGGCTGTAATTTTATGATTATATTTTTCTTCAAACTTTTTCACCCATGATGACCTTTTTGTTTTATAATCCACTTTTGGCCTATTCTTTCCTTGTTCAATGCTTTTGATTTGTTTTTTTTTATCCTTTTCAGATAAGGAAGGAGGTACATATTTTTTATTAATTTTCTTCTTTTTTTCAGACATGATATTTATAATATAATGAGAAAATTATTATTCTTCTTTTTCTTCATCATCATGCTCACCTGAATCTTTACCTTTATAAATTAATTGGCTGAAGTTCCTATATGCTAATGATGGATTGGCTTGAAGATCTAAATATAAAAAATTATATCTTTTATTTGTGGCTTCTTTGTATAATTTTATAAAGTTCTTTTCTCCTCCATAAATCCCTCCAAACTCCTCAGCCATTTTGTTTATTTCAAAATCAGAAGGATTAGGTCCCCCAATGATGGCAAAAGTGGCATTTTGTCTTAATACTGGAGGCAGACCTCGGAACAGCTGACTGGCAAATAATAAAAGTCCAATATTATAATGTCGGAATCTTGTGGCCAAATGATATATCATTGATTTGGCTTTTATACCCAAAAAATCATCTAAAATGAGACATATAAAAGGTTGTTTATCTTTTGGAAAACTTTTTTGATAATTAATTATATTTTCAATGATAGAATCAGAATATTGGTCAAATATAGTTTCAGGAAATTGTTCTTTTAAAAATCTACTTGTTTGATCATTATGGATGGTATTTGAAATTATATAAACAATATCAAACTGGTCTCTATAAAAATTAGGATTTAATAATAAATTAGATATTATTGTGGATTTTCCTGTTTTAACTGGGGAAATCATAATGCCCAATTGTCCTGTTGATATATCAGGCAAATGAGGATGAATTGGTTTTTTCAGCTTTTTTTCATCACCTGATGGCTTGACTGGCAAAATTGTAAGATCAGAGTCTGACATGGCTATTTATATATATATAGAAAATAATAATTTCTATAATCTTTATTATTTTTTTAATTTTATTTTGAAAGTCTTTAAATACGAATTAATACTTTCTTTTAAGGTTGGTTTATTCCATAATATATATTTACTTAAAGCAGCAGGAGACATGGGTTCAGATTTCCATTTTTCTGCTTCTCTTTTTACATGACGAGCATAATATAAAGATTTTCTTTCATTGGCCTTCTTTTTTCCATCTTCTTTATAATAAATTGTATAATCCTTAGATCCAGCAGCTCCAAAATTAGATGTTTTTATTTTTTTACCATCTTTATAGAAAATGGCGGTCCATTTTTTACCTTTGGCATTAGAGGGTTTTATTTCAACTTCCATATTTTATATATAGTTAGATATTATTTTATTTCAAAAAGACACTTTTGGCATGAAATATATAATACTAATAATGCCAAAAGTGTCCAGTTAAATGCTTATCAAAATAGAAAAATAATAATTCTAAA